TCATAATCCTTTGGTCCACGGTTCGAGTCCGTGTGGGCCCACCAACTTGAAAGCCGCGCATTGCGCGGCTTTTGCGTATCTAGCAGATGGCTTTAGGCCGTCTCGACCGCTTCCAAAGCAGCAATAGTGTCCACGATGAAACGCCAAAGGGTTGAGATTGACCACTTCGGCCATGTGACCAGGACTGAAATGAGCGTACTTTTGCGTCATGGATAGGCTGGCATGACCAAGCACTTTCTGAAGGGTGATTATGTCGCCGCCATTCATCATGTAGTGACTGGCGAAGGTATGACGCAATACGTGGGTCAGTTGCCCTGCTGGTAGGTCCAGCTTCGCAATTTCGACAGCCCGCCGGAATATGTCATAGCAAGGCTTGAACGGTAGGGCCTTCAACAGACGCCGTTCCAGCTCCTTGGAGATTGGCACAGTACGATTCTTGCTCGACTTCGTCTTGTGGTACTGGATGCGCTGCTGGCGCACCTGGCGCGGCTGTAGCCCCTCTGCCTCCCCCCAACGGGCCCCCGTGGACAAACACACCTCGACGATCAGCAGCGTGTCACTGTCCAGGGCTTGCACGCACTCCAGGAAAGGGCCGATCTGCTCAAGAAGCAGGTATGCCATCTCAGTTTCATCAAACCGGAGCCCGCGCACGTTTCCCAGCGGGTTGTCCCCATGCCATTCCCCTAAACGCTTCAGCTCGTTGAATACCGCCCGCATGTAAGCCAGCTCATGGTTCAGCATATTCGCGCTTACCGGCCGGCCGGGCTGCCCCTTCTTCGTGTACCTGGAATGCTTACCCTCGGCACGCTCAGCGCGGTATTGCGCAAAGTGTGAGGCGTTGAACTGCGAGGCCTTGGGGTTGCCCATACGCTCGGCCATCAGATCCAGCAGATCTCTGCGCTGCTCCCCACTCTTTAACGTCTTGCCGTGGAGTGTGAACCAGCGATCAATCAGGTCCGTCAGCCTGCGCGGGTCATCCTTCGGTTTCTTCTCGAACTCCCCCCGCGCACCATCGCCCATGACGCGATTCTGGTAATAGAGCGCCTCATTTTTGCTTCGGAACTTCTTCCGAATGCGCGGCCCGTTTCGCCCCTCTGGCCGGCAGTCCACCAACCATTCACCGTCCGCCGTTTTCTTAATCGACATGATTAGACCGGGCTGACCTGGCCTGACTCTGGCGCGACATCACCAGTCACCAGCCACAGAGCGTATTTCTTGAAACGCGGGTGGTTTTCGACCTTGAGGAATGGTGCAAGCCCCATATCTGTTATGCCCGCGTCGTACTTCTTCCAGCTGCTGATGCTTATTTCCAGCATTTCGCAGAACTCACTCTGAGTGAGGCCTTCCTTAGCTCGTATGGCTTTCATTTTTGCCGGCAAATCCAATGCGCACCCCTCTTGACAGGCTCCAACATTGGAACTTTGATCCCCAATATCCCGACAGAGGTTAGCAGAATGCAGATCACCATCGACACGCCCTACGTCACTGTAGGCGAATATGCCAAGCGCTCAGGGCAGTCAGATTCCGCCATCCGGCGCGAGATCGAGCTGGGCCGTTACCTCATTCGCCCGAAGACCGAAGGGTCTAAGTCGGCCGTGCTCATCAACATGGTGCACATCGCCATGGAAGCTGCCGAACAAGCGGAACGTGTTCGCCAGGCGAAGACGGATGTCAGCCAGAAGATGCCAAGCAACGGCACATTGATGCCGGCAACCCGTTGCCGCTGAACCTGCGCCATGTCGATTTGCGCGCCGTCCTGGGCGAGATCAGCGAACAGACCGGGCTGCGCTTCCGTGTTCCGGAACGGCCCTATGCCAGCGTCAAGGCCCCGTTTTTCTACAGCCTGGCGGCCGGCTACCAGGCCATGGACAGCCTGGCCCGGGTGTTCAACATCCCCGACTTCATTTGGCAGCAGCAGGGCGACGGCGAAGTCTTCGTGGGCAGTTGGGCGGATAGCTTCTTCGGCGCCCGGCCGCCGCTCCAACTGCCCGTCGAGCTGTTCGACGGCTACCAGGGCAATCAAAGCGCGATGGTCGCGGCCCTTCCCGGGTTGCGACCAGGTGCAACAATCAACCAAGGCGAGCGCATCACCAACGTGACGCTTGTTCACAGTCAAATGGCGATCAAATGGACGACGCAATCCGTCGCAGTGTAGAACGGCAATTTCCAGAACTGACCGGGGGCTACCACCTGCCGCGCTTTGCCCAGGTGGTCGGTGTGGCCGATGCTCCGACGGCTGCGGGGATTTGCGACGACTTCCGGCCGCGCTATGCGGTGGATATCCAGGTCCTGGGCCCTGATGGCGAGCCCGACACATCGTTGCCAATACTCGCCGGCGTACCGCTGCCATTGCCCACGGGCGGCGAGGAAATGGGCATCTATGCCTTCCCCGAGGAAAACACCACGGTGGTGGTGTTCTTCGCCTATGGTCTGCCGCACAAACCCTACATACAGACGATCCTGCCGCACGGGTTGAGCATGCCCCGGGTTCCGAAAGGCGACCAGGTCTGGCAGCACAGCGAGGCGTGCCAGCAGCGAGTCGACGCCGACGGCAATTGGCTACGCCAGACCGATGGCAAGATTCAGGACAAGGCGATTGAGCGCGAAGTGGAAGCCTTGGGCAACACTGAGCGCTATCAGAACCACGCGCAGACGATCGACGACCATTCAACCGAGTCAGTGGGAGGGGTGAAGACGATCGAGGCCCTGGGCGCGCTCAAGCTGCTTTCCGGCGGCACTGCGAGCCTGGCGGCCGTGGACGATCTGCACCAGGCCACCGGCCGGGACTTGAACCTGGTGGTGGGGCAGAAGCATAACGCCACGGTGGGCGGCGACATGCAGGAGCAGATCCAGGGCATGCGCCGGAGCATTGCGGAAAAGAGTCAGCGCCTGCAGGCGCCCAAGACCTGGTTGGGGTCTGAATCGGTAAACGTGTTGCAGGTGCTATGTGACTTGATCGACCTAGTGGACCAGATGAACGTCCAGCTGGCCGGACACGCTCACGCATTGAGCCCGCCGCCGAACAATGCAGCGGAATTCACAACCGCTTCTGCTATTGCCAAACAGCAGACCATGAAGTTGAGGCCAATAACACTCTAATCCACTAAGCAGAAGACCCACCGACAAAATATCACTAGAGAAACTCAATATCTTGCTGCCAATTTCAAGCAATCATCCAATCGATGCACGCCTGCTTTTTTCGGGAGTGTTGACCCAGCTTTCACCTCCTGCATCTAACCTGGGAGCAAAATTTCTGCGCCATAGTGAGCCCATATCTTTATACATCTTATTGAGGGGGAGGTTAGGTAGATCATTAGAAATATGACCAAATTTTTCTAAAGGTACAGTCTCATAAGGAGCGTTGTTGTCCACCCCAACTTCAACTCTGACTATCCCTGGCCCAGTAGTGTGTATCGTTAACAACTTGCGACTGTAGAACTTCTCCCCACTGGAACGTTTGTCCTTCCACATTTTCATATTGTCTGATGATACGCTGCCATTATAATAGCTATCTACAATTCCATCGAGTAAATTACCAACAGGGCGTGATTGCCTCGTACTCGCCATTACTCCATTTGACGTCATTTCATGCATTTGATGGATGGCGATTCCAGTTTTTGTGCTAAGGGGACCTATATTCTCGCCAACAGCCACGTCAGCGTCCATATATAATCCGCCATACGTATATAAGATTACTAAGCGAATGATATCACTCGCAGACGCATAGTTTTTGTAAGGACCATTTTTTTCACGTTCGACAATAGACTCTACTTTATTGCTGTTGGGGTACACCTTTGAGAAGTCAGAGAGCAAATCGCTTGAGCTTCTAATGCGTATACCTTTCATTATAAGTGCTCTCGTGGCGAGGTGTCGACCAATTGCATCACTTTCATTGTCCATCAGCGCATTCCAAGTACTTTCGATAGCCATTGGTCTGCTTGTCCATATATTCACTGTGTAGTCTGGATTGGTTTCTTTAAAGTACAATATGTTTCTCAGTGCCGACTTGGGTATATTCCCACCCTCCCAAACATAGTGAGCCTCCATGGGAACAGGCTCTCCTCTTAAGGCGCTAGCTGTGGCGTGTTCAGGCCAGTCCATCTCCTCCTCAGAAGAAAATTCATCGCTTGAACTTGATTCATTCATAAAACCAAGCTCATCTATCTCATCATCAAATGATTGGGTAGCCCTAGGTTTTCTGACCTGGCGACTTTTGGCCTTTTCTTTTGTTGTCTTCATATAGAATCCACCCTTAATTTAACAGTCATTAAAACTTATGCCACATGTTTAACTCTGTACAGTTTTGATCGGCTGCTATTGATCTGATGGTATATATCAATTTTTGATAGTCGCTTTGTATGGGGTAACTGTTTAGCTCATGCCTCTAACATATGCATAGACAAGTTTAGACACCTAAAAGATATTCGCCAACCGTATCCCCCTTCTCCACTTAAGCTCTCATCAAGCGTTTTTTGCCCTAGAAACTGACTCGAACGTCGGGCTGCGTACTAGTCTGGTCGTTTGCTCAGGCTGCAAGTCGTCGGCCTCGAGAAATGGGCAGCCAAGAAAAAATGGTCAGAAATACGCTGGAGTCTTGCGGAACAGAGTCAGCGCCTGTAGGCGCCGAAAGCGTGGATAGGAGTCAGAAGGGGTCAAGGTGCTGCAGGGAGTGCGACTTGGTCGCAGAAATGAGCACCCCGCTGGCGAGCCATACGCATGGACCGACACCGCCGCCACACTTTAAAAGTTGAGCCTGAACACCGTTCGCCAGAGGTGTTTAATCGGCGAGATACGGTGCTTGTCCCAATTGCGCTGCCACCATTCATCCTCGTTTTTCACTTCGGCCTCAATATCGCTACCGGCCAGTGTTGCCGGTTGCTGGCGGAACAGCATCGGGAAGGCGCAGTGCTGCTTTATGCGCTTCTTGAAAATCACGTCAACAGGCGTGCCGTTGTACGGGGTGTTCACCAGGATCTGACAACCCTCACGAGACAGGATATAGGCGTGCAGCGCAACGACGCGGCCCCGGGCAATAAAGGGGAACCAGGTTAGCCAGGTCCTGCCCATGCTGTACCCCAGGTGCAGCGCTTCAAATTGCTGAGTACGGATGAATTTATTGATCCAGCGGATGGGGGTCGCTTTCAGCTCATACGGTGCAACGTCGTCTTCAAAGATCAACACCCGGTCAGCTCGTGGTCGAGCGCAATCCGTGCCAGGTCCTGGTGCGACTCATAACAGCCACGGACAGGGTCTGCGTGCCGCTCCACGACATGGAACAGCACCGGGTTTCGGATCAGGCTTTGTACCGAGGCCCGGAACAGCTCTCGCCGGTCTGTTCGCTCTTTCAACGAAATGCAGTAGACAGCATCCACGTCGAACATGATTTTCCCGCCCAAGCCCTCAATCCTTTCTGACACCAACCCACTCCCACAAAAACGATGGAGGCGCGGGCTTGAGCCGCGCCTATTGCGGCGATTATGTCAAAACGATGGTGGGGATTTTTCTGAACTTATTACGAGTTAATTCCAACAATTGCGCATCATAAATGTTGCACATGCAACATAAATGATGCACAATGGCTTCACCGAAACAGCGAGGGATGCAGATGAAGTACAGCGAGTTTCGGCGATGGTTGAAAGCCCAAGGCGCGGAGTTCCAACCCGGCAAGGGCAGTCACTTCAAGGTCACCTTGAATGGCAAGTCAACCGTATTTCCAGACCACGGAGCCAAGGAAATGGGCGAAGGGTTAAGGAAATCGATAATCAAACAGCTGGGCCTCAAGGATTGAAGCCCAGCTGTACCCCGTTGGTAGAGGTGGCAAATGTTCAAGTACGCATTGGAAATTCACGAAGAGCCCGGCACCGTCTGGCTTTCGTGTGAAGAGATTCCAGAATTTCACGCTGCCGGCGACACCGTAGGCGAGGCGCTGGATAGCGCTTTGGATGCGATCGAGACGGCTCTGTCTATCTATGTCGATGAACGCCGCCCGATTCCATCTGGTAACGCCGAGGCTCAGGCAGGGCACGTTCTGTTGCGCCTTCCAGCACTCACTGCCGCAAAGGTTGCACTGTGGAACGCGGTGCTGGATGAAGGCACCACCAAGGCAGAGCTGGCGCGCCGCCTGGGAATTCAGCGGCCGCAGGTGGACCGTTTGCTGGACTTCCTGCATGACTCGAAAATCGAGAATGTCGAGCGCGCCCTGCAGGAACTCGGTCGGCGGATCTCTATCACCGTCGAAGCGGCATAA